CAGATTTACCTTTCGCTGCTTTTTGTGCAGCAGTCTTACCTTTCACAGGTTTGCTAGGAGTATAAGACCTATTCTTAGTCTCCTTTGACCTATGGTCTCCACCTTTCATAAGGATGTTGTCTCTGTAGTGGTCGTAACCTTCCTCATTCATTTTCTTTTTCTCAGGTAAACCTTTATGTTTAGTGGATGCAAAGTCTTTTGCATCAGATTTTTTTATGCTGGAAGCAACTCTGGCAACCTCAGGTGAGGCAGCTTTCGCTTGACCCTCCTTTTGAGCTTGTCGAACCATCCCGAAGAATCTTTGTTGTTTTCTCGAGACTGCGGGCATTCCTGATTATCCTCCGACAATCTGGACTTGCTCAACGATGACGTTGGCAGAACCTGCAGTAAGTTTAACTGCTTTCTGGATAACAGGGACTGTGCCTGCTTCCACATCTGCTGTTGATAGTGCATAGTCTGCACTTGCTGCTGATGAGTCATAATCTGTTGTAATTGTTGTATCTGTGACAGCAGTAATTTTCTTACCACCGCTAGCTGCTGATACGAAATCTGAGGTGAATGCAGTATCACTATTTGCAGCAGTAGAAATGTAATCTCCAACGACAAATCTATGAGCAGGAGTGCCTCCGCCTAATACGGTAACTACCATAGCGGCTGCATCTGTTGCTGCTTTAATTTGAGCATTCTTTGATTTACCTACAGACAAAAGAATTGCTTCTCCTGCAGCAAGAGTTATAGCAGGTCCTGCATCAATCTGAATAGTTGAAGCACTTGCTGCATATGCACGAATCACGCCAGATTTTACAGTGATATAACCTGAGCCAGACCCTGTAATTGTTTGTGTGTCAATGACGTTTAATACTGACATTGTATTTGGATTCTCCTTACTAGACTATTTATCGCGTTGTTTTTTTAAGAATTTAGCAAGGTCAGCAGTGCTGCCAACAAACATTGTATTGTTTGTAGTATTAACTTGCTTGTCTTTCTTAGGATTTTCAATCTCGTTGACCTTCTTTTGTAGGTCTACAAGTTTGTCAGCAACGTCTCCGACATGTTTAATTAACTGCCCTGCAACCTCAAACGCACGAGGTTGGTCTGACTCTTGTGCCAACTCAAGTATACCATCAACTGCTTCCTGACCCTTTTCAACCAATGAGTATAGATGACCACGAGTATACTCATAGTCTTTCTTTAATTGCTCTTTTGTGGATGCAGTATCAACTGGTGTTACTACTTCTGGTTTTTCCACAGGGACGATGTCTGACTGTATATCGAGGGCATCCTCGATACCATCAAACTTACTCGTCGGCTCCTGTGACTGGGTTTCTCGACTTGGCATCTTGGAACTCACTGAATATTTCGTTAAAACCAAAGTTATCATCAGGGTCAGCAGTTAATGGGTCTGGTGTAACCTGATATCTAACCTCCCTTGTAGGCATGGTTTTATCTTTTGTATTATAATCAACAATAGCCTTCTTGATAATCTCTGAGTCTGCGTCTTGCACAGGACCGTATAGAAATGTCTTAGCTATAAATGACAAATTATAAACTAAAGTACGACGTGTGTCGTAGTCTCCTTCATAAACATCTTCATAATCAATGGCAGTTAGAGTGACAGGATAGTCTCTCTTCTCACCTAAATCTGGAATCAGATTCATTGTGATAGTAAATGAAGGTTGAAAGAATGGAAGAATCTGCTCTAGTATTTGTAGAGAATCATCTTGATTCTTTGCCATAATAGACAACTCAAAATTAATGTTATATGGTATTGGCATATAACTTTTTACATTGTCTCCCGTACCTTTAGTATTACGGATGTATTGTGTAGGTGAAAGTTTTCTTGTTGCATCATAACTAATACCTTGTATCTCAAAAGATAATCTAGGTAAAGTAATCTGCACTTGGTCTTTAGTAGTTAAATCTCCTACTGCAGCTAAGCGAGTAAGAAACTTTTGTCTAGGACCATAAGCAAGAGGCACTTTCATCACCTCTGTTTTACTACCTTTAGTGCGTCGGATTTCAATGTTATTAAAAAGTGTACCGAAACCAATAACAGTCTTTTTAATTATTTCATGATAAGAATATGTCCCTAACATTATAAGGTACCTCCAGAGTTTCCAAAGTCACCAAAAGGATTACTCTCAGTGAAATCTATAATAGCGTCAGCCTGTGTTTCTAAGGTGAAGTTTTGGTCTGTATCACTATTCATATTATTTAGTGTATTATATGTAGCAGAAGTCCATGCTGCACCAGATGTATTGCCTGTTAAGGTCTCAGGTATAGCATACATACCTGACCTGTTATATACTACTAACTGACGTGTAGCAGAATTCCATGTCTTAACTTCAGATGTTACATTAGAGCTACCACCTGTTACAATCTCTCCTGCAACAAAGTCTCCTGTGCCACCATCTGCAACGTTAATAGTAACTGCGTTAGCAAAGTTAACTTCAACTGCATCAATCTCTGCAACACCAGTGTTGAAGTCTTCGTCGCTGTATTCAAACAACTCACAACGTAAACCCCATACATGCACTTTACCTAATTGGTAGAATGGGACTTCGTGCTCTACAAATTGTATCTCAAATGTTTTATTTGCCATAGGCAAATGAATAAGGTCACCCTCATTAGGACGACCTTCTACAATTAATTGTGCATTATCATCTACTGCTGCTGTAAATCTTTCTCTTGAAATTATAAACGTAACTTGGTCTGATATTCTTACACCAAATTTACTAAACATATCTCCATCGCCACGAAATCCTGTAGCATCTTCAATGTATGCTTCTATTAAATATGCACCATTAAATGCTGATAAACTATCCTCTTCAAACACTGAGTCTCTATCAACTAAAGTGCGAGGTATATAATAGACATCTTTACCAAACATCTTGATTTGCTCGGTAACTAAACTACCGACTAAATCCTGCTCCCCTGTTGTGCCTTGTGTGAAAAAAGAATTAGTAGCCATTATCCTATCATATCTAGTGGTGGTGTTTCCCAAACCATTCTAAGCTCTTCATCAAGTCGTTTTAATTCATCAACTGCATCGTTGTAAATCATTTCACCATTCAATGTGACACCCCCTGGCATTTGCACACCAGTAAATTTAGTTAAGTTTTGTCCCCATTGCTTTTTAATCTTAGCAGTAGTGTAATCCTTAACCCACATCTGATTGTATATTTCAGTCCACGTTGTAGGGTCAAGTGCCCTCCATGCTTTAATTACAATGAATGTGTCTAACAATGCATCAGTTGACCAATCAAAATCTAGATATAATCTATCTTGTACCTGAGAATATCTAACTGGTTTCTGTCCCTCCAATAGAAAATCGATAGTTTCTAAATGTTGTTTAATCATATAGTAATGATAAAACTGTGTAGATGTAAAATCATACAAGTCATTCAATCTCATCTGATATCTAATATCAAATATATTAGATGTCCCTTTATCTGTAAATGAGAATATACCTTCGATAGCAAGTATATGCTCTGGCACTTCAATAAATTTATTTGACTCTAGCCATATATCATTGCCTGCGTCAGATGTAGTGCTAGTATTTGTATCAGCACGGTCAAGCACATCTTGTGTAATCTTATGTTTTAGATAGCACCTCTCAGCACCATCGTAATGATACTGTTGAAACTTTTGTAAAGTATAATCAATAGCATCATCGCACTGGTCATCAGATACGTTTACCTCTAAGACAGGTTTACCCAATCTACGAAGAGCGTATTCTTTTAATTCTGATTTAGAGGTTGGAATTGCCATTACTTTTCCTGTAATTTTTGCACGACTGTTTTTACTTGCATGGGTGCTATATCATTTAGTCCGTTAGCATCGAACCATGGTGCTTCTTCCCAATCAAATCCTTCACCGAATGTATTGTCAGGTGACATGACATACCAATGACACTTAGCGTCAGGCACATCTACTGCACACACTGCCCAATCATCTGCCCACTGAGGCACTTGCACATACATCACTGGTAAGTGATTGGCAAATAAAGAAATAATAAAAGAGAAGAAAATCATAATGCAGCGATTGCTAGTTTGAATGCAGCAAAGTCAGCAGAGTTTGCAACAGTAGTTTTAAGGGTTGCTAATGTAATTGTTTCTGCCTGTAATGCAGATGCAGCAAGAGCACCTTGTGCAGCAGTAGCAAAGTCACCTGTAGCAGCTGCAGCAGCAGTGCCTAATGTAGGTTTGTTAGATAGGTCATCATAATCACCAGAGAATAATGAAGGTTTGCCACTTAAGTCTGCGTATGCACCAGAGAATAATGAAGGTTTGCCACTTAAGTCATTGTATGCTCCACTGGTTGCTACAGTTGCCAAGTCACCTGGCTGTGTAGCAGAAGCAGCAAGTGTGCCCTGTGCAGCAGTCGCATAATCAGATGATGCAGTAACAGCAGCACTGCCAAGTCCAAGAGTTGTCCTTGCAGCAGATGCTGAGCCGTCATCAACAAGTGTTAGACCAAATGTGCTGATTGCAGAAGCATCAAGTTTTCCAGTGATACCCGCAACAACACGAGCATCCGCTCTTGCGTTTGTATAATATAGATTTGTGCCTTCACTTAAGTCACTTGTTGACTTACTGGATAGGTCTAGGTTTGACCCAGTCTGTAAGTTAACTCTTGCATCAGCACGAGCGTTAGTGTAATAAAGATTGCTACCCTCTGTAATACTTCCTGTGTCAAACTCAGTAAAGTCAATCGCCAAGTCAGCAGTGGTAAGTTTAATACCTGTGCCATATGTGAAGTGGGTGCGTGTCCTAGCTGCAGTTGTGAATAGATTGCTGCTTCCTTCTGTAACGTTATCTGTATTAATATCACTCTGTGTAACTGATAATGTATAAGTGTTAGCAGCGTCGTCATATACCTTAGTGATACCTGTGCTTGCAGTGAAGAGATTGTTTACTCTGTCATCTACTCTTTCATCAGTGTAATATAAATTGCTTCCTTCTGCTAAGTCATCTGTATCATGATTAGATAGAGATGCAATAGTAGTTGGTATAGTATATGAGAATACACCAGTGGATGCATTGTATGCTAAATCTCCTGTTGCACTGATATGTCCACGAGTCCTAGCAGCAGTTGTGAATAGATTAGTGCTACCCTCAGTTACGTTGTCAGTATTAATGTCTGCCTGAGTTACAGAAAGTGTGCCAGTATCTAACTGAATACCTGTGCCATATGAGAAGTGAGTCCTTGTCCTAGCAGCAGTAGTAAAGAGATTAGTGCTACCCTCAGTAATATTATCAGTGTTGATATCTGCCTGAGTTGCACTCAATGTCAACATATTTCCTGCATCATCATAAGTTGCAGTAATACCTGTGCCACCTGTAATTAGAGCATTAACTCTGTCATCAACACGCTCTTCTGTATAGTAAAGATTGCTGCTACCTTCTGTTAATGCATCAGTATCATGGTTTGCAATACTACCAACCTGTGACTGGAAGAATGTAATATTACCAGTAATGTTTAAGTTACCTTGAATCTCAAAGTCAGTTGTTGATTTGAAGTTAGTAACAGTTAGTCTGTTTTCAAATGGGTTGTAGTTTAAGTTTTGTGA